CAGTTGATGGGTTCGATCTTATCGTTCATCGTCCTCTGTCTCGCCAACCTGGGCGTGATGCTAGTGTCTCTCAAACGCGCGGGCGATGTTCGCTCGCGTCAAAAGAAAATGAAGTCGTTACTTATTAACGGTGACGATGGATTGTTTCGGGCCCCCCGTTTCGTTGGTGATATCCTTGATCAGGTGAGCTCTGCCGCGGGCTTACGCCCGTCAATCGGCAAGAGCTACCATCACCCTGTTTGTGCAAATATTAACTCAACTGACTACTTCTTCCGCAACGGCAGCGCGATTTGTGTCCCGTACTTGAACACCGGCTTGTTGTTTGGCCAGTCTAAAGTACTAGATACTCTCAACTGTGACATGCGTTCGGAAGGTGGTTGCCGTTCTCTCTGCTCCACTGCTAATGAACTTCTTCGTGGTTGTTACTACTATAAGAAGGAAAAGAGCCTTTGGCTTGATTTCTTCGAGTTGAACCGCGAAGAACTGGTTAAGGAAGCGGGACTTCGCAATTTCTTCGTTTCGGAGACTCTCGGCGGGATGGGCATTAAGTTGCCATATAAGTTCCGCTGGAAGCTTTCGTTCGGACAGCGAATCCTTGCTCTTCGAAAACTAGAGCAGTTGGGTGTGGGATGTTCTGGCTCTGTCGCCTGGCGCCCCAAGGGCCGAGGCGTTGAATTCCCAGGGATACCGGTGGGTCGACCGACTCGACGTCACTTTATGACAGGTGATCTTCACTCTGCCTTTCAAGTTGACGATTGGAACGACGGCGATGAGCCGCTGGTAGCGCCTGAGGATAAAGACAGGACAAAGTATTTTAAGCTCCGGAGGACTGAACAGGATGCGTCTGAGTACAAATACTCGTGTAGACGCCTCCCGAAGTGGGTGCTCGCCGTAGGCGTAGAAGTCTCACGTGTCTAGTTTCGGGGCAAACGACCTGGAATGTCGTAAAACTTAACCGAGCCGGTTCACCGGTGGATGCGGATTGACCTCCGCGGGTTAGTAAAACTTGGGCTCCGTGTCGGCCCACGCCCAGACAAGAATCTGCGAGTAAACTCAAAAGACACATCTAGCTATGTCGAACCCACTGGTCTGTTTCGTCGGTATCGCTGGGCGTCGGGTTGTCGGAACGTCCTGAACCTTGGTCAGGTCCCGCCCACCACCCTGTCGAAAGTGTGTGTGTCCAGTAGAGAGAAAGACTACTCCGGACGTAGCCGGCGCCTGATCAGCGTCGGAGTGAAGAGGTAATGGGGGTCTCGTGTGTTAAATGGTCCAAAATCGTTTCCGATTGATCTCGGTAAATTTCGATGCTAAATGCGCCGCAAGGCCTAAATGCCAAGAGACTGCACGGATCAGCTTTGAGTCACACGGGATGAACAGTCCCTGCCTTTGACAGGCCCCCCCCACTTCAAAATTGAAATGAATGTTTCAAATAAAACAAAACCAGCCCGCAAAGAGGCTAAGCAAATCAAAAGAGACGTCAAAGAAGCCGTTGGCCATGAAATTAAGCGCAAGAGTAAAGCCAAAGGGAACGGAGTCAAAGCCCGGTCAGCCGGTGCTAAGAACCTGTACCTTGAGACACTTTTGCGCCCAGAGGTCATCCATGGAATCGGCGTCCCAGATTCCGTACAAACGGGCTCTGTTAAATTCGTTACGGTCCACCGTAACGGCTTCACCACAGCTCCGATTGCTGCGGCGACCTGGGCCGCTTGGGTCCTATCTCCCACCATTGGGTATGACTGGACGTCCCCAGGCGGGTCGCCAACCGGCACTGGCCTGCACTCCTTGCAGACCTCCGCTGCCCAAACCGCAGCCGGTAACTCTCTCGCTCAAATCACTATGAACGCCAGTGTCTCTGCCGCTGATTCTGCAATGATTCGCGCAAACTTTTCGGCTTACCGAATTGTGAGTGCCTCTTGCAACGTCACGTGCACTGGCGCAGCCTTGAACAATACCGGACAACATTCGATGAATTGTGTCTCGTCTCGTTGCCTGCCGTGGAATCTGGACAATGCTACTAGCGCTGCTGGTAATGTTGGTCTGGGCTACGCGACGGGTTACGGGACCGGCGCGACACCGTTTGGGCCGTACGCCGCCACGATTGGGCAATTGCTCGATAGCGGCGGACCGGTCGTCTCGGTCAACAATCCCCTCCGTTGTGTTTGGTGTCCGCAGGACAGTACCTCTACGAACTATATTAACGTTGCGCCGGAAACGGCCGCTGTTGATGTTCAGGATAACAGTATTGCCCGACCCTACCAATGGGAAGGCGTCGGCGGTGAAGAGTGTATCTACACCGTCGTCCAGAAGCAATGGTCCGAAGCGTACGATCTCGATGACGAGACTCTGTACATCCAGGAGCAACTTGGGAACGATCGCCCTATGTTTATTTACGCGGCCGCTGGCTGTGTGAACAATCAGAC